GATTTATTTTCGTGACGAAAGCGATACATCACCAGATATATTTCGTGTAACTCAATTCCCTACTAGGCTTACTGCCGGAAAAAATGTATTAAAAATACAAGGTAATCAAAATACATTAAGAGAAGGTTCATTTATTGAAATAGAAGTCTTAGATTCTAATAATGATGCTATATATACTGAAATGTTAGATTATCTAGAAGATGATGGCTCTAGAGCAATTGCAATATACATATATCCAGACACAGCTGAAGGCGATGGTCGTATAACATTAGGTACTGAAATTACTCAAATTAACGGACAACCGGTACCGCAAGATAAACAAGGAAAAGTTAATACAATATGGTCTAAACTTGTTCCTATTACTCCAACGGTTAATAATGAATCTGAAATTATTTTTACCGGTGAACCAACTATTAATATTACAGAACAAATTGGAGTACAATTAGATAGATCATTTCCTGGAAATGGAAACCAAGACCAAACATATACTACTGGTACAGTTAAATATATAGAACGAAATAATAAGCCTATTATATTAGCAGAAGACTCATCAATTCGATTTAGTAACGATATGTTAGGAGGAACATTAACAGTAACCACTCCAGTTAATCCAATACCTGACTCAGGCGTAACATTAAATTCAACTCCACCGTATACATCAAAAATTAAAAAAGTTTTAAATGATACTTCATTATTAATGGAGTCTACATTTACATATACATCTAGTGCATTACCATTACAACCACAAAAATATACTGATTTTGACGCATCAAATTATCAAATTGATTTCACACAATCTCCAATATTTTCTACAACACAAAATTCACAATCATTTGCAATTACTGAAGTTAGTAATTTAGATCCACAATCCGGAGCAGTTTCTAGAATGAAAATATATGCATCTAATAATGGTACTGTTGGAGATTATGAATTAATTAATGATATAGATTTAACACCAACAGAAATATTCATTGATTCTACAAACGTAATTACTCCAGATATATCACTTGGATCTATCACTTCACAGAATGTTTTAGATACATATTGGAGACTCGACGAAGTTGCAAATGGTACTACTTCCGGAGGAAACTTAAAATATGATTCTGGCTCATTAATGAATTCGTCAGATCCAAAAAGAACTACAGACGGAAATTCAGAATTTGATCATTTTCAATTATTTTATATAGACTCAACTCCCGGAACATTTGTAAAAAATTGTCAATATAAATTAAGTTTTAATGCTATAGCACATAAACTAGCTAATTCTACATTTGATCCTAAAGTATCGATATACTTATCCGGATCCGCATTTAATCCTGCAACTGACTTATTAAATGCAAATTTAGGAACTAATCCTACTCACAATAACTTATGTAAAAAGATTGGAGAAATAACAAC